GAAAAATAGAAAGCGGAGATTATATTTGCATAGATGAACCTGAAAATAGTTCTCCAACTTATAATCTTGGGAAAATGTTTAGGGTTGCTATGGATTGGAATTTCAAACAAGGTACTATCTATAATGTTGCTCAGATTTTTGAAAACATTCAACGTGGTATCTCAGAACTGGAACAGTATCCTGAAAAGTATGTGCAGTATGAGCCTGAGAACAAATGGGGGACAGTCAGCAGTGCGTTAGAAGATTTAAGATCATTGAGAGATTGTATTTTAGGACAAGATATCGATACAAAATACTTATATGTGAGGTGGTAAATTGAAGCGACCAAACAGATACCCTTACACATGAAGTCAGTGGGTTGAAGAAACCGCTGATTATT